CTGGCGAACGGCAGCAGCGGCGAGCGTCGTTGGACGAACCAGATTTCGTACTACGATCCCGGCGCGACTGATCCGAACCTCGCCCTGTCTACCAAGACCGGAATCGAGAATGTTCGCGATAACGGTGATACGACCTATAGCGCCGAAGTTGGCGGCCTGATCACTGCTTTTGATGACATGTTCCTCAAGGTGCAGTTCACGCCTCCTTCGACTCGTCAGGAGTACTTCGAGAAGCCCAGCCTGTCTCGTCAGATGATTCTCTGCTCGCGTCTGGGTCTGAACCAGTACAAGCAGGCTCTGCGAGCCAGCAACGACACTCTGGTGTCGTATCAGGACGCTGCCTACAACGCTCCGGCGTATAGCGGCATCGAACTGATGTACTGCTCGAACCTCGACAACGCGGCGATCTTCCCGAAGGGTTCGACTTCTCGCACTGCTCACAATACCGATCTTGCGAGCAATGCGGTGTCTTCGACCGTTGGTGCCACTGAAACTGGCACTGGCGTGACTGACAGTGGCGCACGATACTTCTGGGTGAACGGTAACTACCTGACCCCGATCTATCACGCTCGTCGTTACTTTGAGAAGCACGAAGTGCTGCGTCACCCCAACCAGCCGTTCACCTATGTGCAGGTGGTGGATTGCTGGTGGAATCTGTTCTGCAACAGCCGCCAGCGCATGGGCATCGTTGCTCCTCTGAACCTCGCCTAAATCGAATGGGGGGTGGGCTAGTGCCACCCCCCACTTCTCAACACGAAAGGACTTACACATGATTTTTGCACCTACCGCTGGTTCCTACGGGTTCCAAGTTCACGGATCGGTCTGCCGCATGAAGAATGCGGAATCGTCGGCGGCACTCGCAGTTGGCGATGTCGTCATCACCGCTCACGCTGCCAACGCTTACACCTTCCCGCCGACTACTGAAGCGCAGGCATTGGCCTCGCCGTTCTACAATGTCATCAAGGCCGAAGGCGATCAGGCTCTCCACAACGGCTTTATTGGCGTTGTGGTTGATGTCGGCCAGTTTGCTGGCGCTGCTGGTACCGAAGTGCTTGTGCAGTTCGGTGGCACGGCTCTGGCAAAGGTCACTGCTGCCGCAGCAGTGTCTCGCGGCACTAAACTTGTCGTGAGCGATACCGCTGGTGAGTTTGATACTGGCGGCGGAGCCACTGGCACCGTGTGTGCGGCAGTTGCGCTTGCTCCTCTTGCAAGCGGAACCGCAAACATTCAGGTGCTGCTGCAGCCCGGTCTGTACTGCCCCGCCGTAGTCTGATCTGACACTGAACTGAACCTCTGGTGGGCGAAAGCCCACCAGAGGACTTACATGCCTACCTTCGCAGAAGCAAAGAATCACGCGATCCTCGCCGTTGGCGGGTATCCGTCTCTCGCTCCCGGACAAACGCGAGACGGTCGTCTTGCCGAAATCGTGAATCAGGCTGGCAACCATCTGTTCTGCCGACCTTGGCGATTCCGAGAGCGCACGACGAAGTACATGAGTCTGGTGGAAAACCAGTCCTATGTGGCGCTACCAAGCGATGTCGAAGAACTTCTGTCGATCATCTCGACACAGTCTCTTGGATACATGATCGAGATGGTCACTCCAGACCATATGGAGCAGTTGCGTCAACTTGGCCTGACTATGACTGGCCCAAGCGTGACACACGCCTGCTTCACTCGTACCGAACCGACTGCTGGTGATGCGCTTCCTGCCGTTCGTCTGGACATCTACCCAACTCCTACAGCCGCAGTGACTGACGCAATTGCGGTCAGGTATCGGTCGAGTTGGACTTCCATTGCAAGCAACGCTGTTGACGCTTACGAGATTCCAATTCCAAAGTATGTTGACGCATTGTTTATCGCCTATGTGCGTGCATTTGCTCAGGCATACGAAGACGAGAGTCTGTCGCAGCGCATTGCAGAGATTGAGGCTGGCCCAATCCTCGCCACATCACAGACCAAGGATGGATTGCTACAGCGTGATCTTGGACGAATCCGTCCTAACCGCCCCGCTTCATCAATCAATTGGACGCGGCCTGATTACGGCTATGTCCAGAATCCGAACTGACCATGCGATTTAGAGGCCAATACAACCCTGACTTCGTGTACATGATCAACGACATCGTCCTCGCGGACGGATGCTCGTGGGCCGCGTCAAAGGTCATTACTATTCGCACGCCTCCTCCGGCAGACGGATGGATCCTTTGTGCGGCAAAGGGTCAGGACGGATCCGCCGGACGCGATGGACGCGATGGTTCAGAAGGCAAGTGTGGCACCGGAATTCCGGTCGGCGGTAGCGGCGGTCAGGTTCTCCTGAAGCAGTCTGATTCTGATTATGACGCTCAGTGGGGAACGATCAGCGCATCGCAGGTTGGCGCTGCCAAAGAACTGCACAAGCATTCGATCGATGATGTTGTTGGGCTTCAGTTCGCTATTAGCGCAATGGCTTCGCGTCAACACCTGCACTCCATTTCGGATGTTGGTGGTCTTGGCGAAGCGCTCAACAAGAAGTCCAATACGGGCCACAAGCACGATGCTGAAGACATTGCCATTGGCGATATGACGATGAGGTCTGTGCTTCTGTCTAACGCAGAACCGACCATCACTCTTCGCAGCAATGAAAGCGGCGAAATGTCCACGATCAAGCAGACGATTGGCGGAGACATGCGAATCGTCTCATCCGGCGGATTGTCTGTGACAATTGGAGATGCTCCGCTCATTAGTGCTGGCCGCAACACGGTTTCTGTCGATGGAACGGTTGTTGCAAACATCGTCAAGGCTGGATTCGGCGGAATGATCATTTCAGGCCCGGTGACTCCAAAGATTGGAAATGGAGAGAAGGGCCAACTGTGCTGGGACAGCGAGTACCTGTACCTGTGCATCGGTAAGGGAATCTGGAAGAAGATCCGACTGGAGGAACTGGCATGACTTACTATCAGCAGAATGTTCTTGCGCAGATCAAGACAGACGCAGACAACCTGACGCTTGCAGGGACTACGAACGCCACCGTCCAGACCAGCGGCGGTGACGAGTACGCGACCGCAACGCGCCCAGTGAATGCCAGTGGATCTCTCGTGTTCAACGCGGAAGGTCTTTCTTACATGAAGATCTACCCGTTCTTTCAGAACACTGGAGGCAATACGGTGACCAGCCCAACGCTGCGAGTCATTGGATGGAACCTGAATGTGGCATCTGGCCTCTACATTCCAATGCTGATTTGCGATGTTGCAATCACCCTCACGACATCCGACGCCACGATCAATTCGGCCTCGCTTCGTCAGGCGCTTGCAATCACCAAGACATACGGCGATGCCAAGGTGTACAGCAGTGCATCCAGCCCCGCATGTGGCGTTGCGATGCTTGTCGATACGCTTGGATGTCAGTTGATTGAACTGTCATTCCGCGCTTCTAGCGTCAGTGGAACTCCAGTTGCCAACGCTTTCTACATGAGCATCTGATGTATCGAGCAAGAATCAACAACCTGAGTGACAGTACCGTTGTTGGTCTTTACGGATCAGCACGCGCAAGTAAGTTCATCAAGGATGTTGTTGCTGGAACCGATAGTGTCGATGTCATAACGATTGGTGATTCCAACATCGGATATAACAACTGCGGACTTTCATCTGGTTTTAGAGAGGCACTTGGCTACACGGGCGCATTGCAGTATGCGACTGGCCTCACTTCTATTGCAGATCGTGACACCGCAGCCGGAAGCAATAGGGCTGGAGGCACATTCACCAACAATTGCTCATTTTCGTGGGTTGGAAGCAATTTGGTTGCAAGTGCAGCAAGCGGAAGCAGCACGATGTCAACACTTACTGCAAAGTCAAGTGCTAGTGACTCTGACGCTGTTGCAATGCAAACAGTTGTTGGAACAAGTTCAGGTGGCTTGCGTCCAAATGCATTTGCTTACGATGCTGCATTTGTAAATGCTGGATCACCAACCAATAGATTTACAAGTGGCGCGAATGGAGTTCGCATTGTTCCCGCAGCCACCACATCGTTTGCTGCCGGGGATGGAAGTGGCGGAGTTCCTTTGCAATACAGAGTTGTGTATGGAACCTTCGCAAGCGGATCGGGACAGTTCAAACTGTCCGTATTTCGTGCAACAAATACCAATGTCGCAAGGTCTTCAACTGCAATTTCCACCAACACTGGAGTTGTTGGAATTGCTTCTACTGCGGCAACTCTAAATTTCAACT